ATCGGCACCCCGAACATTCGGATTGCCTAAATAGTTTGTCTCTCTCATTTCTCAAATAAGTCCGGTTCTGTTTCTATTACCTTTTCATCACGTAACATCTTCTGTAGCTCTGCTGTGCTACCTATAAAAACATTGTTATTAGTTGCTGCTTGTTGGCCAAGCGCTGGTATATCATCTTCTTTATCAACTTCTTTTTTACTCTTATGAAGTTTAAGAATCTTTTCGCCTATCTCAGCATTTTGTTTTATTAATTGTCCAAGTACTTCGAATGCTCTTGGATGCTCTGATTCGCGGGCGAGTTCTAACATCAGCTCTATAGCTTCATCACCCTGTCCCGCTAAATCAAACAGATCTCTGCGAACTCTTTCGAAGTCCGCATCAATTTTAGTGTTTTTCGTGGAAGTCGACGTGAGCTTCTGGGTTTTCGTCTCCATGTTCATGGTCATCTTCGTGTTCCTGTGGGTTTTCATAATATGTATTCCATAATTCTTGTACACCATATTTTGTGCGGCTTTCATCTTTATTACCGCCTTCATATGGTATAGCTAATTGCTCTTCGATAAGACTTTGGTTAGCATCTTTACCATTAACCTCAATCGTACCAAGCACTCTCCCGAATTTACCTTTTTCCATATCTTCGGTTACGAGTGTAAATTCACCATCGGTCTCTGCCAATAGTTCTATCAATCTGTGTTTAGCAGCAAGTCCCCATGATTTTTCTGCTAAATTTCTTGTTCTACTCTCAGGTGTATCTATACCCATTAAACGGATTCTATCCCTCATGAATACTGAAAATCCTAATTCTATATCTGCATCGATGGTATCTCCATCAACTACTCTTACTAGATGTGCATTAAATCTATATCCCATTACATTCTCCCTTATACGTCAGTGTCAAAAAAGTTAATCGTTTCGGTGTATGGTTCTTTAAAACCTCCAGCACCGTCAGATGTTGTTGTACCTACTATCTTTTGTGTCTCAAATTTATGAGTAGTAGGATCAACATTCTCTGAATAGTCGACTTCAGTAGTGAGAATTTGCTTGCTCTTACCTATACCTCTATAATAACGAATACGAGTTGAGAAAGACAAAGTATATATTATGGCTCTCCTCGTAACTAAATCACCCTCATAATCATCATTCATAGTAACACTCTCTAATATAATAGGAGTGTCAGTTGTGATATTCATACTTGGAATATCTTTTATTGTTACTGTATACTCTGGCTGAAACATTGGAAGTATCTGCTCTAATAACTGCAGAGCTTCATCCTGTGTAGAAGCCAAAAGATTTAATTCAAATCCAACTTTATAAACAGCGGGAGCACCCAATTTATTTAATTGTAATGTGTCCCCTGTTATTACCTTTGTATAATTCTTATGTTTAGATACACGTGCATTCGCATCGTATTCCATAGATGATATTTCAAATGATAACCTAGGTAGCTTTAATGCTATCTTCGGATCACTTGTTTGTTCATTTAAACGTGCAAGAACTTTAGTTCTTGGTGCATAACCTAAAGGAACTTTAATTTTTTGTAGTACTTTACCAGCCGAATCTTTCTTAACGACTTCCATATCGTTAAATATAGATCCAAAGACAGATACCATACGTCTTGTACTTTCATTATAGAAATGATTCTCAAACATTATGGATCTCCGAAGGGGTTACTTTCTGTAAAGTCTATAACATCATCACCAGCAACTTCGAATTCATCATTGTCAGCAAATACATCTTGGTTATAGAATGTCTTCGTAGTACCACTCTGGTCAATTGTAATATATGTTTGTGTACCAGAATTTTTACCTATAAGTTTCTTCGTAGTGGCGGACTGAACTGAGAACGTCATGAATGTACCATCGCCATTTGTACTTTGATGTGGAGATATAATTGTTATTCTATCATCACTGCCTTCCCATCCAGCAACATAACCTTCTATGTTAATCGGTTCACCAGACGAATCATTTGATCCAGTCCATTGTGTTACTAATTCACCAAGCTCAAAGTTTGCAGTATTGGCAGTAACAATATAACTGTATGCTGTAGCATTATCCCATTCGATAGCATCAATCTCATCATAACCAGTATCAAAATGCTGATCATTATATTCAAATAACTCTGCGGTTAGTGTATAACTTGGGAGGTCTTGTAGTTGGTAGAATGGTGATTTAGGTTCTACATATTTAATCTCAAATAATCTTTGAGTCATTGTCATATATATTAAATCGCCTTCATTAGGTTTAGCCTGACCATCAACAATGTTTTGACCAACAGCTTGATCCCATCTACGTTTTGTTACTACAAGGTTTGCCTGATCACGAATCTCTAAACCAAATTTACCTAATAGATTACCATCACCTTCGAATCCTTCAACATTTTCTAAATACATTTCTACTGGATAGGCTTGCGTGAATTGACTCCACTCTTCATTTAAGAGGGCGTCTTCTCCTAGTGATTCGCGTGGTAGATATACCACATCTTGACCAAATACTTTGATGCTTTCTGTAACAAGATCCTCGTATAGGTCTTGTTCAGATCTTACCGCTCCTGAAAAATATACTGATGTAGCCATTCTTTATCCCATTAAAAAGTTGTCTGGCATAGCCCAAATCAACCTGCATTCTTCTTCTAAACCTTGAATCTCCTCAATGGCGTCTTCGTATATCTGACGTCCATTCAATGTTATACCACCTGGAAGCTGGAAGTCTTGGAACTTCATTAAGTTTGCTCCCCACTGACGTTTAATCAATGCAGTAAGATATTTCTTTAAATATAAGTCATTAAAAACATCGGCATATGTTCCTGGATCTATAATACTCATTACTTCTAATACAATAAACTCACCAGCTTTTAAATCTCCATAACCTTCATCCATATGAACTCTATTCATATGTCTACTAAATCTGATATGCTCTTCACTATTTAATCTATGATCAATTAAAGATAATTTCTGTTGTGATTGTATATATTCTTGAGTTTGAGCTCCTAAACCTTGTAACATGAAGATATCATTAAGTCTCATATGGTAACCCATATCAAATAATGAACTACCAGTTGTACCGGTAATCTTTAACATACGTACAACATTAGTTACACTATCAGCTACAGTAATATAATTATTAGTTATATCCGTTGCAGTTAGCTCATGTTTTAAATATTCACGAATTACACCATCAGAGTGATACTCTTGGTAGAATTGTAATGCTTCATCTGTACGATCTTCAAGTTGATCTTCATCTACGTTAATTTCAATTACAGGTGCACCTAAATTCCTTAAGCAGTAATCTTGTAATGTAGCTCTTGTTGTAGGTTTTGCCATGATGTTTCCTTGTTATATAGACTTATTTATATAATTACGGCACTCCGTTTGCCTCTTTAACCGCATCTCGGTTCTCTTTATATTTATCAGTGAAGATTTGTTCTGATATTATGTTATATAATAAGTTTAGTGATTGAGCTAATGGTAGACTTGCAGCAAAAGATTTTATAGTTGGTGCTGGCACATAGTGTATTCTAAAGAATCCTGGATCTGTTCCAGCAATAATTGCTCCAGATTTATCACGACCTGTTTGTATAGTGGTATTTAATCTATCTAACGTTGCTTGATCGGGGTTTGTATGGTGATTCCTTGTATATATTTCTTTTGCTGCATCAACATCACCTATTGATAACTTTATATAGTTACGATCTCTTGCTCCACCGCCGTGAGTGTGAACAAATGCTAAAGCTACTGTCTGATCATATGTTAATCTATCTAATTCATATTCATGGTCATAACCTGGACCAGGCTTACCGTTAGGTTGTCTATCAACTGCAACACTTAATTTAGTTAACCATAAAGGTATTTGCATATCAGATCCTTTAGGAACTCCCCAAGGTTGCCAATCTCTTATATCTTTTCTTGAATTAAATCTTTTTATATGCTCAAGATATCTTGTTACTGCTGTGGCAACACTGTCCTCAGTAAATTGTACATAGCCATAAGCAGTATTGTCTACAATTCCTGGTGATGCATCCTTTGTCCAATCTGATTCTATACCAACTAGCTCATCCATAAACCAAAGTACATTGCCTGCAAAAAAATCGTAATCGAATCTACTAATATCAGCTTCTGTTCCAAGAGACAAATAAGAGTCATTATCCCAAACAACTAAAGATCCATCAATATCAAAGCCAGCGTGAACTATATCTCCATCAGTAGAATTACCAGATGCATCTACATCATATAATTGAATTCTAACTCTCTTATTTTTTAATTCTTCGCGAACAACAAACGCAGTACCTCCACTTACATAAGCATTATATACACCCATTGCTTGTTCAGCATAATCAGTATATCCTTCATTTATTGTTTCGGAAGTAGTTACTACATCAATAAATTGATATAAAGCATTACCAAGATTTAATGCGGCAAATTCAAAGATATTTAATTCATCATTAGTATTAAACCAATCATATTCCTTATAGAAGAATGAACCAACATATCCTTTTAAAAGATTAAAATATGTTTCATCATAATATTGGCTACCACTCACACCATATAATGGTTGATATATTGTTTTTATGCCGTGGTATACTGCCTTCTTTTGAGCAGGTGTTAGGTCATTAATTATATCTATCTTTGGTTTTGAGTTTTGAGCTCTTAGTATATCGTCATATACTAGAGTAGTAGCTTGACTCAGAAAAGACCCAGCTCTCACACCGCTGTTTATAAAAGTCTGTTTCTGAGAATACTCACGTGCTGTTGCTACGTGCCTAATTTCTGATTTTGCTGGAATTGATATTGCCATAATTAATAAGGCAAAGATTATCTTTTCTTTAATGTAGGTTTGTTCCTTCTTTGATTAACATCAGCAGGATTCATTCCCATCTTAGAAGCGTCACCGTATTTTTTCATGGTCTTAGCAAGGTATGCTTTCTTTGCTTTCATACGCTTCATTGCTGCAGGACCTAATTCATTTACATCGTGTGTATAACCTTTAGCCTTCATACGTTCATGATCAGCTTTTGTTTTGGCATCATATTCATTGCCATCTTTATCATACATCTTGTGAGGAGAGAAGTCATCTTCCTTTACACAATTATTAACACGCTTGCCGCCCTTACCTTTCTTAGTGCCAACCTTCTTATAACCATCCC